CTCCAAACCTCGAAAGGCAACTACGTTTCGCCGGACGAGGTCAAGCAGCTGTCAATGCGAGCATGCCTGCGCGCCTGGCCAGAGGGCCAAGGGCGCTGGCGACGTTCATGATGGTTGGAGCGGCGTCCAACGCTTTCATGGTAATTCTCTCCAAGGTTGACCCCTTGGCCTCCTCCGCGTTGCGAAGGCGGTTCATGCCATCACCAAGAGATGGGGCTGCAATAGCCATATTCGCGAGCATAGAACCTTGAACGTAGTGTCCAAGGAACTGAGATCTCACGACCACCTCGTATGAGTTCCCAATGTCACCCCCGTCTACCCGAGCCTGGAAGGGCTCGAAAAGGATAATGATGGGAGTGAACGCAGGATCATGGAGCGTAGCAGTGAATGGAGGGATGGCTACAGAACCCCATCCTTCCATAAGAGCCCAAGGTAGCTGGCTACCATGGGCAATGACACCCCAAGGCACAAAAGTAGTAGCGCGGCCCTGGTCTACGACCGTCGCGTTCTTCTGCATTGGGTTGGAAAGCTCCCTGCCACTGTAAGTCCGGGTACGAGCGTGATTGCGAACTTTGTCCGCAAGCTCCACAAGTTCCTGGTTGGTAGTGGCAAGCACATTGATGGCAAGTCCGGTTGTTGCACGCAACACTCGGACTGTGCCACCAAGGGCAATGTCTTGCGTCCAGTTACGGATACGCAACGAACACCGCGTAGGAATTGCTGATGTCGGCGGGTCCGCGGTGAGTTGCGAACACGGGAACGGTGTGTGGGAAATGATATCAGTTCCAAGGGCGCTGCTAGCTTCATACATGACAGCCTGGTTTTCGCCAGGTGCCGGTTGTACGATGAGCATCTTGAAACCTGCCTCAAGCACCGTCCCGCTCACTGTAGAGCTGGCCTTGGTATTCAAATTGGTCTGGCAAACGGTCGAACCGACGATGGGCGTGGCTGGACCCACCGACATATGGGTTGCGACCGAGTAGGGGTCGTGGGTAAATGCGTCATAATACCCGAAGCCCCGGGGGGCCAGGATATTAGTGGACGCTGGCGTCTGCTGCCAATTCCCCTTGGTGAGATCTGGCATGCTCCCCTTGGCATGGTTGTATGACGGCTGCATACGCGCCAAATTGTTGTTTTGGCGCCGGTTGCCACGACCCTTTTGGCCATTCTGGGAGTTCTGCCGATTGAAAAGTGCACGCATGGCGGCCTTCGCTTGCGGAAGGGCGTCATTCAACGCACGCTGCTGAGCTGTGGTAAGAACCATGTTCAACAGGGCGCGAGGCTAAAGGAACTCAGTTCTGGTAGTCCGCGATTCCGGCGAACCTTTATCCTGCCTCCTTCCGGTAGCAGTCATCCCCAACTTACGGCGTCGCCGATTCTGGCGCGACCTAATCGAGGAATCATCAGCTACTGGAAACGGGGCCGAGTTAAACGGGTCAGCTAAACGCTACCCACTACAGGCCTGTTTCCAAATCCAACCAGATCTGGGTCGAGATTGTTGTCAGCCGCCTCGGGGGGGCTCTCCCCCGGCGGAAGGAACCTGGCGAACATGCGCTTGGCAATAGCCGTTTGCTCCGCGTCATTGCGCACAGCAAACAGCATGCCCGACATGACGTCCGGGTGGCCAAGCGACTGCTTCCACCAACCCTGCGCCAACATCTTCTCCAGGTTCAAGAACTTGGCGGTCCAGCCTCCTGGTGTCTTCTGGTACCAGTGGGAGGTGAAGGAGAGCCCCACGTCAGGTGTGTTTGCCGTGGCCTCACTTTCCTTTGTAATGACCCCAAAACCATGGAGGACTTTGTAGTCCACCTTGGGAGTGTGGAACTCATCGTCGCCGTTCCCACAAACCGCCTTCGCCCCTGCTAGGCGCAGCTGGAACCTGCGGATCTGCGTGTTCTGTGCGGAAGTGCTGAGCATCCCGGACGCTGTCACGCCATACTCATCGACAGTCCAGATGTCCTGTCCAATACAGATGGTGTGACATGAGTTACACGCGGCCTCGCAGGCCAGGAGGTAGCACGCACCCTCGAAACCCTCGTGTGAGGGGTCAAGTAAATACATGCGCCTCTCGGCGTCCATGTAGATGCTGTCCCTGGTGACGGTGAAGTCCCAGCCGCTCGCATCCGAGCCGTGCAGCATTCCATCTGACCCCGGCGTTCTCAAGGCCCTCTCGAATTCCTCGGAGAGCCTCTTGATGCCGGCGTCGTCGTGCCCCATTCCGAGACACGAACCATGGAGTTCCGAGCACCCATACGCACTTATGTCCTCCTTATTCTGGAGGAGATGGCTGCAGCCTTGCACCATCTGTGTTAGGATGGATGCCACCCAGATCACACGATAGCGCTCGTCGAGAGCTTTCTCCTCGGAATGAAGCTCTTGTTTGATAAAGGCCTTGTGCGGATCTCTCAGGCGCTTGCGCACCATGTCCTCTGGGCGTAAATTGTGGAGATTATCTCCCTCACACACCATGAGAACCACCTGCTGGAAGGCCAGCTTCATCAAGAGCTTCTTGTCGTCTTCCGTCGACAACCAGACAGACTTTGGGCCACGCCGGTTTGTTTCGGCGAAACCAGACGACTTCGAAACATCGAAGGACGCAAGTGTGCGGGACAGTTCCTCCCGAATATCGTAGGTATACCCCACGTTCCGTGGGTAAGCGTCAACGAAGCCAGGGAAAGCCTCG